CATTCCCATCGCAACGCTCACTTGGATTCCAGCTGATCCGCCGCTTATCCCTTTTGGATTTTGGACGGCGGCAGAGACTCTTTCGGCCAATCCGTCAAAGTTGATCATCTTCAATCTCCGAGATCCCTCAACGGGCAACACATGGCCAACTACTAATGGGATAGAGCTACTTTGACATAGACACCTTTTTCGATGGCTTGCGACGAAATCACACCGCCAAATCAAACCTCCCAGCCGCTTTTCCTCCACCAAGGGGCCGACTTCGATTTGGCGTTTACCTATCAGGATTCGGACGGTGTGGCGGTGGACATCACGGGTTATGAGTTTGAGATGGTGGTGGTGGAGAAAAAGCCAGGTGGAACGGCAGTGGCTGCTTGGAACTCAACTGACGGAGACTTTACAATCACTGTCGCGGCAAGCGGGACTTTCGCGCTTCACGTTGACGCGGCGGAGACGACCCTACTGACGCCAGGGATGTGCTTTTTCGATCTCAACGCAGACAATGGCGGCGCAATCATCGCTCTCGCGCAGGGGCAACTCATTATTGACGCTGAAGCATGAGTGTAATCGTTCAAACGGGCAATACCGTCGAGATCGTCGACGGCAACCAAGTCATTATCTCAGCGCCGGGGCCGCAAGGTCCAGCGGGAAGCGGTGGCGGCGGGACTTGGGGGAGTATCACTGGAACGCTCTCGAATCAAACCGATCTGAATTCGGCGCTCGGAGCGAAGCAGAATCTCGATGCCACCCTGACCGCTCTCGCTGGAGCTGGGGCCGCAAACACCTTCCCTTACTTCACGGCGACGGATGTTCTGGCGAATGGTCCAATCACTGCATTTGGGTTAAGTTTGCTGGACGACGCAAACGCGGCGGCGGCTAGAACGACTCTCGGAATGCCAGGGGGCGGAACGGTAGTCCCATCTCCGACTGAGCTTGGAATCGGGGAGGCGTTGATCGACGTTATCAACGGGAATGACACGACTGGAAACGGCACGACGGCGCTGCCCTACGCGACGGCGCAAGCGGCAGATGACGATGGCTTTCGATGCTTCCGAATTCGGGGCGGTGACGCGGGCATGTTGGTGCCCGCTGGGGACGCCTACTGGATTTTTGGTGAGGGAGCGAACAAGTTTTTCGACACGGGCGAGTTTAATAACACGGCGACTCCGCGCTCTGAGATCACGTTTCGGCGGGACGCCACAGATCACGTCCACATCTTTTCAGACAAGGCTGTAAGGGTCAATCTCGGCGACAGCAACCCCACTGAAAACTCGCCGGACTACATGGTCTACAATGCAATTATTGGAGACGTGACGATGGTTGGTGCGACTCCTCCAGATGACACAGGCAATCCGCCTGTGGATGGGGTGGCGGCGGGGTATCTTCAATTTTTCGACAGTACTATCGTTGGGGACATTTCGATGACCGGGGGCGATGGCAATATTGGACAGGATGATGTGCAGGGTAATGGGGGCCAAGGCGGGCAGATTGAACTAACTCATTGCATTGTTGGGGGTGATATCACTTGCACTGTGGGCGTTGGCGCCTCATTCACCGCCTCAGTTCTTGAAGCGATCAACAGTGTTTTGATCAACGCGCCAACCGGAGTCAATTTAACGACCAGTTACCTTGCCTCAATAATCGCAGGGGTGGCTCGCGATAGCGCAAGCGGCGTCGTGGCCGATGGAAGCACTCAAATCGCAACGCTTGACGCTATTTTTGACGAGCGAGCAGCCACCGCTACGCTTACAAACAAGAGCATCGCCTACGGTCAACTAACAGGGCTAGGGACGGGAGTGGGGACTTGGCTGGGGACGCCGACACTGGCGAATTTGAATGCGGCGGTAAGTGATGCTGACTTAGCTACGTTGGGGGCGAATACTTTCACTGCCTCACAGACAATCTCCACGGGCGGCATCTTTACTCCCCAGGCAGCGAACACCGCTAACCAGAGCAGTGTCGCCGGGACTATTCTAGAAACGGACGGGAACGGGCCAAAGATTCGAGCGAATGGAACAGGTTATTCAATCGCACATTCTGGCGGCATTTTCCTTTATGGTAGCACCGTTGCTCTGGGCGTCAACTCGACTAAATTTGGGTTAGGGGCTACCGCCTCCGCACCAGACGTTATTTGGGAGCGAGACGCGGCAAATGAAATGTCTTTGAGGCGCACAACGAACGCCCAACAACTGCGCGTCTACGATACTTACGGCAGCTCAACGGACTACCACCGCATCGGACTAAAAACCAGAAAGCCAAGAGCGGCCAAGAATCCAACGATCATCAAAAGGTATTTCATCAGTGAGGGAGTTTCGACAGCCAATCATGCTTCGCGAGCAGGCAAAGCGCAAGCAGAACACTGAAAACGATGAGAGTAAATCCAGCGATTCTCATGGCAGCTTCCCTGTTTTGTTAAGCCAAGCCCAGGCGTTCTGAACGAGCGTGAGGATATCGCCGCCGTCCATCTCGGGGAACTGCTTCTTCAACACAGAAACCACCCGCTCGCGCTTAGTCGCTCCCGAGTCGTCTCGATACTGCCGGGCTGTATTCAGCACCCAAAGCAGAGCCGCGGCCCATTGTTTCGCCGTGACACCAGCCAACCATGCGAGAACCCGCTTGATGATGAATTCTTTCATTCCACAACCTCCGCTTTTGGGATTTTCTTTTCCTTCCGCATGACGTTGATGATGCCCACCAGCGCAATGCCGACGGCGACAATGTGCTCGTGATAGTCCGGCTGGATGGTCATGCCAAAGGAGGTCGCGATCATGATGATTCCTCGCCAAGTGGAGGCTTCCGAGAGTCGAGTGAGAATAGCATTCATTGGGTCGAGTTTCAGGTTTGGTTTGTCTGTCCGGTTCATCTTTTTGCCGGGGAAAGTTGGGAAGCTCACTTGGGAAAGAAAAGGGATTTCACGAATTCAACCAGGGGCTCAGCAGGGATACGCCCGATGGCAACAAGACCCAGCAGGGCAAAAACCAGAAACTCGCGGGGCCGATTGCTGATGAGATCACAACAACGGCCCATGCCGCGAACGAGCACGCCAGCGCCAGCAGGAATAGGTGGAAGTGCTGCTTCAGGGAGAGGGATGATGACGACGGCGAAGAAGTCAACGTCTCCACTTGGGGCGCGGATAGCTGTGACGTGTAACTCCACCCGCACAACGGCACCGCGCTTTGAAATGTATCTCTTTTCCATCGAATAACCTTCTTCGCCACGGTCTCGGAGTAATCGTGCAACTTCTGCGGTGTCTGCGGCGAGGTCGGCGGGATGCGTGATCTCCCGGAAGTGCTTGCCGACGAGTTCATGGTATGCGTAGCCAAGCAATCGATACCAGGCATCATTGACGAGTTCGATAATCCCGTCGCGTGAAACCAGTGCCTTTGGAGTTGGCGATCTATGCCAGTAAGCATCAATAACGCGAGGGTCAGTAAGATTAGAATCATCCACATGAGTTAATGTTTTCGAGTTAGAATCTTCGGGTGAGTGTTAATCGAAAGTTTCGCAAAGCCCCGCCAAGGCTTATCGACCACCGTGGTTTTTTTCGCTTCGGGATAGGAGTGAAAGTTGCCGCCTCTTGCGGGGCGTTTGGCGGAACGTCCCAGCCTGGAACGGGCTTGCCTGGATGTGTGATTGGACCGCTCTTGGCTTTCTGGTTTGGCTTGATCCCAACTGTAACCTCGCCGCTTTATGAGTCTGCCCGCCGCCATCGTCCGAATCGCCCGCGCTGAAATCGGCGTGGAAGAGTTAGACGGCACGAACTGCGGCCCTCGCGTGAACGAATACAAGGCCGCGACTTGGCTTCCGGCAGATCAAGCCTGGCCGTGGTGTGCGGCATTTGTGGATTGGGTGGTGATGAAAGCAATGCAAGCGGAGGGAGTGGAGGAAACGGAGACATTCAAGCGCCCCCGCACGGCCGGCGCATGGGATCTAGAAAACTGGTCGTATCGCCAGGATGGAACGACGTGGACGAAGAAACCTCATCGGGGCGATATTGAGGCTGGCGACATCGTTGTTTTCACTTTCTCTCACGTTGGCTTCGCGATCTCGCCACCGGACTCGGAAGGCTACGTCTTGACGGTGGAAGGAAATAGTAATAGCGCTGGCAGTAGAGAGGGTGGTGGCGTTGTAACGCATAGGCGGCACTTGTCCAAGATACGTAGCCGAATTAGATTCAGAGTCTAACTCTGTATTTGCCAACGATAGTGGAACGCGGTATGTTTCAGCTATGGCTGATCGAAAATACAATACAAAAGGCTCCCCGAAAGGCCCCCTTGAGGAGAGGCTATGGGCAAAGGTTATTAAAACTCACGGTTGCTGGTTATGGGTGGGGGCAACAAGCTCTAGCGGTTACGGCGTGCTTCAAAAGGGCAAAAGAGGCGATGGTTTAATTCGTGCCCATCGTCTTTCTTATGAGATTCATCACGGTCAAATTGCGGATGGGAAGCTTGTCCTTCATAGTTGCGATAACAAGCTTTGCGTCAATCCAGATCACCTTTCGGTAGGTGATCATTCTCAAAATATACTAGAGGCGTGGGCAAGAGGCAGAAGGACTTTATCCGAATGGCATAAAAGCGGATTCGCTAAAGCACGCTGGAGTCGCAAGATATGAACTCCGACGAAGCCGAAATGCGGCACTTCTCCGCCACCGTGAAACCCTGTCGGCACGGTAAAAAGCCAACGCTCAAGTATGAGCCCGGATGCTGGGAAATCTCATGCGGCGAGGGATGCAAATGCTCGGTGATTGATGGGGACAATGCCTCGCCGCATGAGTTGGTTTTAGGGTGGGGTCAGATCAATGGCTAATCCATTTCGCCGCCACCTCCAGCAAACAGAGGCATCTCTTCCTGATCACGCTTCTCTCCGGCAGCCATGATGTTCTTGACTGCTTGGCGGTAATAGCTGGGCTTCAACTCAGCGCCAACACCTCGCCGCCCCATAACAACCGCCTGATACACCTCAGAACCGACACCCATGAACGGCGTAAACACAACCTCTCCAGGGTTGCTCCGAAGCTCAATAGCGCGGGCTATCACGTCAAGCTGAAGCGGGTGAACATGGCGCTCGTCCTCCGCATCGCGGGCCGCCTGATATGGCAGGACGTTGGAAATGTCCACATCATGCCATGAGCTTGACGCATACCGCCGCCAAACGTGGTGACTGTATTTGTTCAGCTTTTGATCGCCCTCCATTCCCCTGAATTGAAGGAGGTCGTGAGGCGGCTTGTCGGTGCCATAATACTCCAGCAGTCCGCGCTCATGGTTGATTGGCGCTTCGTTCTTACCCTCCTTTCGGAACACAAGTAGGTAATCAGCGCCAGCCACATCGCACAGCGACGAATCGACGCAGACTGTCTTGTGAGCCAAGCCCTTCGCCATTGTGCGATTGCGGACGCCTAGCGGCTCCTTCCAGATGTGATGACGGGCCACATATCGGAAGCCGTGTTTTTGATGCAGCCGGATAATGTCGCCCGGGAAGTCAGTCAGGAAGTTTCCGAGGTTACAGGAATCAGGAACATCCATCGCATGAACCGCCGTGCATCGCCCTGGTTTAGTGAGCCTAGCGATACCCCTAACCACCATCTCGTAGTGCTCAAAAAACTCGTCGTAGTTGCGACTGTTCGATAGGTCTTTGAGATCGTTTGAATAGGTATAGAGCGCGCAGAATGGCGGCGAATACACAGACAAATCAATCGAGTTTTCTGGCATATCATTCATCACCTCAATGCAATCTCCGTTGTAGATTGCGAATCGGTCCGTTATAGTTTGATCGTTCACAGCCATGATGGTACTTTTGTTTTTGTTGTTTGGCGGGAGGCTTCTTTGAAGGTATTCGCCACTCCCATTAGCGATACCAAATTAGCGAAAAGTTTGTCGGCCTGATCGGACTTGCGCATCAGGTTGGCAAGCACTCCAGACTCCCCTTCCGAGGTGATGATATCGACAGTTACCGGCTTAGTCTGGCCGAATCTCCAAGAGCGTCGTATTGCCTGATGGAACTGCTCGAATGAGTGGGACGGGAAAAACGTCTGGTGGGCACAATGCTGCCAGTTCAGCCCGAAGCCTGCTATATCAGGCTTCGTTACAAGGACTCGAATATGGCCCTTAGCGAAACCCTCGAAAGCCTCCTCCTTCGCCTCCATGCTATCGCTACCGCTAACCTCCACAGCGTCCGGTATGGCGGATTTGAGCGAAGATGATTCATCATTGAGATAACACCAAGCTACCGCCGCCGACTTGTGAGCGTTGATTCTGTCTGCGGCAGCTTGGCAGCGAAGATCGAGAGTCCTCCTTCGCTCTTGGCGCTGTTCTTGGAGCCCCACGGCAGGCATAGTGAAGAGCATGCCATCAAGCGGCGTCTCGCATCTCACAACAGTCTCGCGGGTGATCAATTCCGGCAGCTTAAAAAGCGTATCATCAAAACCCAAGTCGGACGGGCGGCGAACAGCTCGCGCCCATGAGCACATCCAATGGAAGAAGTGACTTTCAGCATGGCCTCGAAAACGCCATACGCCGGATCTGAATTCGTCTTTTCGGCTATGCGTCTGCAGGTCCTGATCCTTTTTGAAGAACGTCGAAAGCATATCGTTGAAGCCCATGTATCCAAGCGCCTCCGATGAATTGCCTAGTTCGATCAAATCGTTTGGCGATGGTGTTGCCGTGCAGAGAAGGCGATAGCTCATCTTGCGAGCAAAATCAGTGACGAGCGCCTTTGTTGCGCCGTCGCAGTTTTTCAGAATGCTTGATTCGTCGCATACGATAGCGGAGAAATCAGCCGCGTTGAAGTGATGCAGCCTTTCGTAATTAGCCACCACGATATTGACACCACTTGGCAATTTCCCATCGTTCGAGCGCTTCGCCTCAATCCCAAATTTACCAGCCTCCTCAACCATTTGAGCGGCAACAGCGAGAGGGGTCAGAACTAAAACCTTTCCATTCGTTTTCCTCGCGACGTTCTCGGCAAATGTCATTTGCATGGCTGACTTCCCAAGCCCGCAATCAGCGAAGATAGCGGCCCGCCCCTTCTTTACTGACCATTCAACCAGGGCTTTTTGGAAATCGAATAGCTTGTCTGGGATGAATGTTGGATTAAAACCAGCGTCATTGTATGCGTGGCGCTTCCGTTCGAGTAGTGACTCATAATCGTTCATAGGCCACCAAGAAAGCACGGCAAAGACGAGACGCAAACAAAAAGTAGAAAAGTAGAAAATTCCACTTTACAGGGTTGGGGCGATGTAGTTTAATCAGCCCGTAACCCAAACACGAACGATTATGAAATTGCACTCATTCATTGCCGAACAAGTCGCCAACATCTCAACCGAGCTTATTCTCGATGCGCTGGAAAACGGAGACGCAATTGAAACGGCTCGCGAATTGCGTGAAGATATTCGCCAGGGATGGCTAGCGGCTCTTGAGTCGTCTGGTGTGCCTGCCGATATGATCAAGATTCTTCAATTTCCAATTTGATACCATGTCCACAATCCCCCCACCTCCACCGCCCACCGCCTCTCTCAAGATCTCCACCAATCTT